ATTTGTTTTTGTCCAGGTTGCAGATCCAGCAGATCCAGCATTTGTCATAGTTTCAATTGTTGCGTCTTCAAAATCCCAAAAGTAATCTGGGTTATATTTGTTTAGTGTCCAGTTTTTTAATAACATAATAAAAATAGCCGTATAGCTAAATGCTAACGGCTAACTCCTCATAAAAATTGTTCTCTGGTGTAATTGCAGAAATGCTGTGACCACCTATTGATAATGTTGGAGAAAAGGAGAGGCTGAAGTTGTGAGAAGTAAGTACCAAAGATGACCCCAATTGTACTTTCTCAGTCTTTACAGACTTAACTTCAACTGCTTTTGCAGTAAGTGTAATAACACTTGCCTCTACCTTTACATCCATTGTAACCTACTACGCTACCGTGAATTCAACGATACCGTTGGCATCCCAAGTAATAGTGAAGTTACCGCTTGAAGATGACTGATCAGTGCCGAAGTCAACATATCCAATAAGTGGACTTGTTGAGTTAACACCAGTCTGTGCATCATAAACGATTGCATAACGTGCTGTGATTGTGCTTGACGACCAAGTTGTATCTGCTGCATCAAGAACAAGCTTATTAGTTGCTCCTGTGTATGTAGAAGTCTTGGAAGCCAAGGTATTTCCTCCAGCTGTGTATCCAGTTCCAGATACTTCATTAGCTACTGCATCGTCCCAGTAGTCGTGAGTATCTTGGTTTGGAGTGTAAGAAGAGGTAACCAAGGCAACTTTAATTGTATCGGAATCCCAATCAATTTCTTTGTTTAGTGCCTTTGCAATGAAAGACCCATATAGTTTACTTGCCATTACTAATCATCTCCCCTTATGCGGTCTTCTCAACGATAGCGTAAGCACTGGCATCTGCAACAGCAAAGCCTCTACGAACACGAACCTTGAGTTGAACCCCATCTGTATTGAATTGAGCATCACGAGATACTGCAGATTCTACGTTGCTACGAACACCATTAATCATCATTTGACGATTACCAACAATAAGCAATGGATTGCCTGTTGGGTTGGAAGTTGCAGCTGCAGATGTAGCAGCACCATAAGAGACAACTAATGGATAACCAAATAGGCTTCCTGGAGTTGCTGCTGTTGGGTTAGGAAGAACAAGCTGACCTGTTCCGTCTACCATTCCACGAAGGTGACCAAGCATCTTTGGATGAGCAATGAATACAGTGTTAGCTGCATCGAAGTAAGAACCCTGTTCTACAAGAGCAAGAGCATCATTGATATCTGCGAAAGTTAGTGCACCTCCAGTCTGGATTAGCTGATTTGAAGCAGAAGTTGCTACAGACTTGTAAACAGATGTGAATGGTGCAGTATCTGTACCATCAGCAGCAGCTGTTACACCAAGAGCGGCGTTATCAAACTTACGAGCCCAGCGTGAAGCCCATTCGATTTTGTATGTGTTAAGTACGTCAACGAGTGAATCGTTTACGTCTTCTTCGCTGATGTGGAAAATCTTTGCGTACTTACGAGCAGTTAGCAAGATTTCATCAAGTGTTGCTGCAGCTTCTGGAATAGTTCCACCTTCTGCAACGATTTCTGGTGCATCTGCAACAAAGCGTGGAACGCCCTTGGTGCGTGATGCCATTTGCTCTCTACGAGCGAAAGCTTCAACTACAGAGTTTGCTACAGTTGCCTGGATAACTCTGCTGGAATCTTCTTCTGGTATGAAGCCATTAGCTTCGGTTAAGTCAATTCTTGACATTATATTTCTCCTTAGAAATTTTATTTTTATTTAGATTTGAAATAATTGAATCGTCCAATTCAAAAATCGCAAGTCTAAACGTCCATTTAGAATCTTGCGTATTGATTGATTCTATTATATCACGTTTATTTGCCAAGCAGTATTCTTGCTTGTAATTCTGATGCTGAATTTGCTGTTTTTACTGGAGTTGTTACTCCGCCATCAGCTAATCCACCAACAAGAAGTTTTGGATCAAATATTTCTGGAAAATCAGATTTCAAAGATTCAAGTTGTTCATTTAAACCAGTTAACTTAAATTCATCATCAAGACCAATTGTATTAAAATCAAGATACTTCTTAACTCTTTCTACATTTGGTAAACCAGACTTAGTTAACTCTCTTTCAACTTTTTCAATCAATGCTTTTGCTGACCAATCAGTTAGTTGGGCAACAGCTTTTTCCATTTGTTCTCTTATTTGTTCTTTTTCTTCTCTATATTTCTTTGCATCAGATTTAGCTCTGTCCAGAGCATCAAGGACTTTTTTAGGGTCCTCAATGACTGGCTCAGATTCTACTACTTCGTCATTAACTTCTACAATATCATTTTGTTCCATTTTATTTTCCTCTAATTTCCTGCTGTTTGTTCAGCAATAACGTTATTTGTATTCATTCCTTGAGACATTAGTCCAAGATCGCCTTGTTCAACAATAAGATCTGCAACTTCTGAATCGTAACCCATTTCTAAAAGAACCTGCTTAAGTGAAACGCCAACTACACGCTTTTTAACTGCAACTTCCCAATGATCTAAAGTGTCAAGACTTTCTGGAGATTCCCATTTAACTTGAACATCTAATTCTCCAGTCATTATTTCAGACTCTAAATTATCAATTTTAAGAATAAACCTGAACATATCTCTCCAGGTATTTCCAAATGAAATTTGTCTGTCTTCAATCTTTTTAATCAAAGGAGCTTCTGCTGTTCTTAAGGATTCTCCACTTTGCTGACCAGCACTTGAATCAAAGTAATGAATTGGTGTTGATGTTAAAGAAGCCATTGACTTTACATATTGGGTCATTGGTTCAGTAAACACCCTGTGGTCTGCAGGAGAAAACTCTCCAACTTTTGAAATGCCCTTAAGATACCAAAGTTCTCCTGGACCATTCTTTAATGAGCCAAGATTTTCTGCATCAACAGTAGAGTCATCAAAATCTTGAATTTCTGAGTCATTTCCTCCATTTGCAAGTGCATATCTTTGTGGAGCACCTTGATAATCAACAGTATTCATATGAGTAATAATTAACTTGTTGATAGCATCCTGTGGACCATAAGCATCGTAATGTTCTGGTCTTCCATATGTTTTAGAAGTTCTAAAGTGAAATACTGGAACTTCATTCCAAGGATTTTCAACTACGCCAATTTGTTTAAAGCCAGAGCTTGAAACCATTGTTTCTACTTCTCCTACAGCTTCATATTTTTCAATACGATCTGCGTAATACATATTTAGTCTTACTGTCTTAGTTGTACTGTCGTATGGATCTGTGTGTTGCCACAACTTTGCACCAAATCTCTTAACTCTTGGATTTTCAGTGTCATATACCACTACAGTTGTTAATGGTGAATTATAGTTAATCTGTACTTCTCCATTTTCATCTGTCCATACAATTGCATAAGAATCTCCATATACAAGTGCTCTTTTATGAATTTCATTAGCATCAAGAACAAGATCGTTAGATTCCCAAACCCTGTTAATTATTGCATTAGCTTCTTCGGTAGTTCCTAAAACATTGGCTATTTCTAACCTGTTTAATACAGAATCAACTACAGTTCTTGTAAAGTTGAATCTATAGCTATTATTTGCTGATCTAAATAGAGTTGACCATTTTTGATTTGGAAACAATTCTTTTTGAGTACCCTCGTAATATATGTGGGCTGTATTGTAATCGTTTCTACGGTCAATAAGTCTATCTATTGCATTTTTAATATCTGTCATTTTTATTTATCTCCTGTTGTAATTAAATTGTTTTGCACTAATTTTTACTGCCTTGTTGTCTAAGAAGTATAAAACTCCTGTAACAACAGCATCCAGTACGTCATCGTGCGATACTTTTGGAAATGACCACATCTGCTCTTCTAATGCTGGAAAATGAGCAGAGTGTCTAACCTTCCCTTGTTGATAGTAGTTTAAAGCCTTACCAGCTCTAATCTGCTTTGATAGTTTTTGATGCTTTGATCTATATTTAATAGGAATTCCTTTAAATACATCTTGCCAAAGGTCTCCACCCTGATTTGTTTCAACATACAATAGTCCAGCATCGTATATATCAGCCAAATCTCTCACTCTATCAGAAAGGTCTGAAGGTGAAAGCTTAACTTGTTGTGCTTCTCTAACATAGATAACACTATTTCCTAAATCATCTATTCCTCTTGAAAGAACTGCTATGCCAGTATAGTCTGACACTTTATTCTTTGTAATAGCAGGGTCAACAGAAATAATTGTGTTTCCATACTCTTTTAGGTCTTCAATAATAATATCTTCATTAGCCCAAAATGTTCCATCAACATTTATAGGTCTATTCATATAATTCTTTGCAAAATCTCGCAAATGACGTT